TGTATTATTGTTGAATATAATGGTGTTAAAAAGATATTAAAAGAAATGGGTAAGAGTATGAATTATGGTTTAGATTATGTAGTAGTAGATAAATGTAAAAAAATATTTGGATTAAAAGATATGAATATGAGTCGAATTAAATGTAATAAAGGTTTAGTTAAAATTAATGTAAAAAGTAAATCGTATGTAAATAATTGTAAGATTGACGATAAGGATTGTATATATTGTATGATGAATTTTTGGGATAATATTGGTGATTTAGGAAAAAATAAAGATAAGTTGATGGATATTAATGTTGAAAAAGAATGTTTGAAAATTAGATATTTTGATGGATTATTTAGAAGTAGTGATAATATTTTGAGAAATATTCTTGTAAACGATAATGGTGAATTATTAAGTATAGATGAAGGTGATATATTTGGTAAAAGGAAGTATATTATGAATATGAATAGTGATTGGTGTAGAAAATGTTGTGACAAAAAAATGGTAGATGAAGTTATTGATAAATTTATTAAAAATAAAGAATATTATAAAAAAGAAGTTAATAAAATTATGTTAAAATATAATTTCGATTATTGTAAAGAATTTAATGAAAGAATTGATAATTATAAAGAAATTGTTGATTATGAATGGGATATATATTAATTAATTATATATTGTTTAGTGAATATAAAAACCAATATTAAATAAAATTAATTAATAGTGGGAAATTAAATTAATTTTTTATCCATATAGTTTATTAATTACTTTTTTATATTTATATATATATTAAATATGAATTTAAAAGACATTAAATACTTTTTTTATTTAATTATAGATGAACTTCACGATAGAGAAATGAAAATGATGGGTATTTTGATTAATAATTAATATTTTTGAAATTTACTTTATCTGACCAAGATACTTTCTTTTTAATACTTTTCTTTTTAATACTTTTCTTTTTAATACTTTTCTTTTTAATACTTTTCTTTTTCTTTTTAATACTTTTCTTTTTCTTTTTAATACTTTTCTTTTTCTTTTTAATACTTTTCTTTTTCTTTTTCTTCTTACCTGCAACCATAACAAATTTTTTAGATTGTTTAGGATTTCCTATTGTTAATAATTCATATATAGGTGGATTAGTATATTTTTTTAATAGTTTCCCTAATCCCATTCTTTTAATTCTTTTTTTACTGAAAACTGGTTGATCTGTAAAACATTCTTCAATATCTTCAATAGAACACCCACTGATATCTGTTTTAACTATATGTGAAATATTTTCTACATCTTCTAATATTGTATCATTTAATGCTATATCTATTCCTTCTTCACCCAAATCTCTTCTAACTTTATCAACACTAAATGGAGCAAAGGGTTGAATTAATAAACAATTTTCCTTATTAATTTCATGTTTAATATTACCAGGAGCATCATCAACAATAAACGTATTAAATACATTAAATGAAGGAAAATCTCTATATACTTTTTCTAAATTTTTAGGATAATCATCTTCATCTCCATCTTCATTTAACATATCTTCAGCTCCATAAGCAAATAAAAAAAAGTCTTCACCTAAACCTAATTTTTCCGTTAATATATCTCTAATATTATAAGCATATTCCTGTTCTGAATAAGTCCACAATGCTACTTTAATATTTGGATTTTTTTTATAAAAATCAAATAATTCTTGTAAATATGGTCTTAATATTATGATATTTTCTCCATCCCTTACTATATCAAATTGTCCACGAACTTCTTCTAGTAAATTAAAATATAAATCTGTATATCTATTACTAACAAAATGAATTAATGTTTCATCTATATCAAATACAACTAACAATTCTGAACTCATTTATATAATATATTATATAATTTTTTTTACCAATCAGAATCATTATATTTTGTATTACACGATTGAATTAAGTTTTTAATTTCATCATCTTCATCTAATTCTAATAATTCTCTTTCTGTTATTTTTTGTTTATCAATCCAAACTTTGTTTCCATTTTTATATTTTATTATCATATTATATACTAGTGAATCATTAAATTCAAATATTTTATTAAAAAAAATAAATTCTTCTTTTAATTTTTTATTTTCTAATAATAATTCATCCATTTATATTTTATTATTTATTTATATATATTTATATTTTAATATTTAAATAATTTATTTGAACCAATCATGATCTTTTACATTTTGTAAACTATATCTCCTAATTGGATCTATAATGATCATATTGTCAATCAAAGATTTTAATATTGGGGATATTGATATAGATGGGTGATACTCTGGAATAGGTATTTTAAATAATTCAATTATTCTATCAGATAAATATTGATTATAATAATCGGGTCTATGTAAAAATGGATAAGAACCAAATCTTAATATATATAATAAACACCCTAGAGAAAATATATCAGATTTGTAACCATCATATGAATCATCAGTAATAATTTCAGGAGCAATATATTGAGATGTTCCTAATACTCCTGTTATTTTTTCTGTTTCTTGTTTGATACTAAATCCAAAATCACACAATTTTGGAACTTTATATAATAAACCACTTTCAATATCTATTTCATTTTTAACTAAAATGTTTTCTAATTTAATATCTCTATGAATAATTTTATTATCATGCATATGTTTTAAACCATCAATAATCCCTGTAATATAATATTTACATTCATCTTCTGAAAAATTGATACTGATACCTATTAAATAAAATAATTCACCACAATCGGCATATTCTGTAATAATATACCTCTTCTTATTATACTCAAAATTATGAATATAATTTATTATATTTTTATGTTTTAAATTTTGTAAATTATTTATTTCATTTTCAATTTCTTTTTTTTTATTTTTATGATTTAATATTTTTAATGATACTTCTTCATTATAATATATTACTTTATATACATTTGAAAATGAACCAAAACCACATTTTTTAGATGTTTTATCAAAATATATATTATTATTAATACAATCTTCATATAATTGACTATCAATCCATAATGGTTTATATGTTTTATTTTTTATTTTTCTATTATCATTTATATTACCTATTTTTGATATAATATTCATAATTGAGTATAAGATATTGTTAATATTATTTATATTATTAATATCGTTTTTATTTATATTATTAATATCGTTTTTATTAATATTATTAATAATAATATTAATAAAAGATAACATTTCAATTATAAATTTTTATATTAAATAATCAAATTATTTTTAATATGGTTGATTATTTAATCCATTTATTATTTGTTCTAAATTAATCCTAATTTCTTTTTTATCCATAATGTTTTTTAATAAATCATATAATGTAATATTTCCTATATTGGGTATTCCATATAGTATTATATCATCTAAATTATATAATTCATTTATTCTAGGTAATGTCATATTTCTAATATAGTTTAGGAAACACACATCGGCATCTGAATATGTGGTAACACATTTTTCAATTAATTCAGATCCCCAATAAAATTCATTTAATGTATTATATCCTAATAATTCTAATAATATTACACCAATATCCCAAGACATAGTATTTTCATTACAAGGCGTATTAGCTGCGTCATCAATAGATTCGGGTGGTGGATATGTAGCTACACCACTACTTACTGGAGATTCTGTAATATAAAAATCAGATGTCCAAATTGGTTCTTGTTCTATACTATTTTTACATATAGAACCAATATCACCTAGAACTACTTTAATATGACCATCACCTTGAGAATCTTTATAACATTTATATAAAACATTAGCTGATTTTAAATCAGTATATGAAAATCCTTTATCTAATAAACATTTAAAACTTTTAGTTATTTCTAATGTTATTTCTATAGCTTGTGTTATTGTTAATCCATCTTTAATTAAATCTGATAATGTTCCATCCATTAAATCCATAATAGCAAAATTTTCACCTGAATTATTTTCCAATATTTTACTATTTACCGTATTACACATACCTGAAGATGATTCTTGTTTTCCATCATTATTTAAATTATTTATTAATTCAATCTCACTATCTGTTTGATTTGAATATGTTTTAACGGCTAATTCATAATATGGAATACCCGGTATTCTTGGTCTTATTGTTGAATAATCTCCAGTAGAAGTATTATAATAATATATTCCAAATTCGCTTAATCTTTCAATATATTCATCTGGTAATGGTGTTCTTTCTGAATATCTTATTACTGTCCCAAAACTACCTTTATTAATATATTCAATCACATTTAGTTTTTTACCTTCATATTCTAATAATGCTGGTATATCGGCTAATTGTATTAATGGACCAAAAACATATTGACCAAGATCATTTTTATACTGATGTTTACCTAAAAAGATAGAAGCAGTATCATGATTAACAGATCCCGTAGTATATTTTACTTTATTTAAATCTACTGGTAAATTATTTTTGTATTTATCTTTACAATATTCACTATTTAATGTTCCTTTGGGTATAATATATTCTTCTTCTTCATCGGATTCTTCACCCGACTCTTCTTCTGCTATATAATTACCATCTATATCATATCCATCATTATCCATACCAATTGCATCATATCCATCTATATCCAATCCATCTATATCATAACCGTTTATATCATAACCATCATTATCATATATTGTTGTTTTAACATATTCTAATGGAGCAGTTGATGTCCATTTAAGACTTTTCCTATATTCTTCGGGTGTTTTGAATATATTTTTCTGAGCTCGCCCTCGTTTGGGTCCAAGTGATAAAACATCTGTAAATTCTTTATCTCTATCTAAATATACACTTTGGGTTGGTATTGTTTCTTTGATACCTTTCATTCCACCTCTATATTGTTTTTTATGGGTTCTTTTTATTCTACTATTATTCATTATAATATAATATATATTATAATATTATAATATTATAATATAAAGTTATCTTATTAATTAATATTATAGTAATTATAAATGTTTATCGAAAATGAGATTAAACTAGATTTTAAAGATGTTTTAATTCGCCCAAAGAGGTCTACATTAACTAGTAGATCCCAAGTTAATTTAATCAGAAATATTAAATTCAAACATAATCCTGATTATGAATGGTCAGGTATACCAATAATGGTATCAAATATGGATACAACTGGAACATATGAAATGGCGAAATCATTAGTTAAACAAAAAATATTTACATGTATTCATAAACATTATACATTAGAAGATTGGAGGGATTTTCATATTGAAACAACTTCTTTTTCAGTAGATAGTAATTATATATATGATTATATTTCGGTTACTAGTGGTATTAGTATAAATGATTTAGATAAATTAGATCAAATAATGGCAGAAGTCCCTGTAAAATTTATATCATTAGACGTTGCTAATGGATATACAGATAATTTTGCGAACATAATTGAATCTACACGTAAGAAATATCCGGATAAAGTAATTATTGCTGGAACAGTTGTTACAAGAGAAATGACTGAAGAATTATTAATTAGAGGAGCAGATGTTATTCGGGTTGGTATTGGTTCTGGTTCAGTATGTACAACTAGAATTAAAACCGGTGTTGGATATCCACAGATATCGGCAATTATTGAATGCGCTGATGCCGCAAAGGGTCTTGGCGGACATATAGTATCAGATGGTGGTTGTACATGTCCGGGCGATTATTCTAAAGCATTTGGAGCTGGTGCTGATTTTGTTATGAGTGGTGGGATGTTTTCCGGGCATACTGAAAGTGCTGGTGATTTAGTTGAAAAAAATGGCAAACAATTCAAAGAATTTTATGGAATGTCTAGTTCTATTGCTATGAATAAATATTCTGGAGGTGTGGCAAAATACCGTGCGAGTGAAGGGAAATCTGTTCTAGTTCCATATAAGGGTGATGTTGAAAATACTGTATCTGATTTATTGGGTGGTATTAGATCGACTTGTACATATGTTGGAGCAACAAGTTTAAATGAACTTAATAAGAGAACTACATTTATTCGGGTTACACAACAAGCCAATGAAATTTATGGTAGATCTAATATTTAAAAAAATAATATTAATTAATAATAATAATAATGACACAATTTAATATAATATATAATGATAAAACAGTTCAAATAAATTGTGAAGATACAGATAAAATATTAGATATTAAAAAAAAAATAATAAAAGAACTAGAACTAAATTGTAAATATATTGATTTAAATATTTTAATTGAAAGACCAATTAGAGGGTTAGGTAAATTTAATTTAGAAAAAGGTAAATTTTCAAGGACATTTGATAATTATACATTAGATAGATGGAATATTAAAGATAAAGAAATTGAAATTACATTTGAAGAAATTGAAGGTTACGATCCTGATATAAAAAAAACATTTATTAAAAAAGCTAATAATAATAATAGTGGTATTTATAAACCACCAATAATTCAATCTGGTGAAAAATATATTAAGGAAGAAGTGTTTGATTTAAACTCGGTAACAGATTTCCCAACTTTATAACTAAATATGGATATAGTAAAAACATTATAATTAAATACCATATTCTTTTTTCATAAATTTTCTCACCTTCTCTTAAATTAATTTCTTCTTGTGAAGGTGGGTCTTCATCAGGTGATCCATAACCACCATCATAATTTTCTATTTCGGTTTCGGAATCAGATGGTGAATCATAATGTATTGACATTTTTTATTATTATTTATTAATAAATTACTAGATAAATCAAATTTATTTATGATAAAAAATATTATTAAAAAATATTATTAAAAAATATTACAACTACCATAATTATTATCAATTGATTCATTCATATTATGTAATTGTATTTCTTTAAAACATCTTGCCCAATTTTGTGGATTACCTTTATCTGGTGGTGCATCTAAATATTCCCAATCGTATACCCCACCAAAATTAGGATATTGTGTTAATATATTTTTTATTTCGTTTATAGCGGTTGGAAATGATTTACTATCAAAATCACCAGACATCATCCCCAAAACTATTTTATCTACTGGATATTTATTTTTAACTATCTGATCTACTGTCGTTTTTTTAAAACTACCACCATATGATTGAGTATTAAACCAATGAATTTTTTTACCCTCCGGTGAATTGTATAATTCTTTATATGAAAAACCACCCATTCCTGGTTCATCTGACATTAATGATAGACATACTGGTGCCATTGTAATTATAAATTTTTCACCAAAATCATTGAATAATTTATTTATTAATATTTTCACATTATTAATATCCACCTCTTCTTCTATATCTAAATCTATTCCATGTATCCATGGTTTACTTTTTAATAAATTTACTAGTTTTGGATATGTTTTATCTATATCTAAAAAAAATTGTTGATATGCTCCACCCGCTCCACCTAACATCATCATTATAGTTATACCCTTTTCATGTGCTTCTTTCGTTTCGTTCCACATATTATCAAATAATTTATCAGTTGGCTTATTATTATTTAAAAAAATATCAATTTCTTTATTTACTGTATCAAAATGAAGAGATGATACTATTATTACATCTGTATTAATCTGATTTGTTAAAATATCATTTAATCCAATAAATGTTTGATAATAATAACAAGTTTTCATTTATATTATATTATGTTATATATATTTTATAAATTTATCGTAAACATTTATAATTTTTTTTATTTTTCATTTTAAAATTATCTTTTTTATTAAACTTTAATTTTGGTAGTTTAATACTATTATAATATTTATTATTATCTTTTCTAATATACTTCTTTTTATCACTTTTAACAACTCTAACCATATTAATTGTTGATCCCCTATTTGTAAGATTAATTGTATAATTTTCAATCACATTAGTTGTATTATGTGAATTTTCTATATAATATTGTCTATTAATTATATGATTATGTGTATATCCATCCATATGTAATATTAAATCGTCAGTATAATATATCAGAGTATTTAATGAATCAAAATATCCATAACCCAAATCTCTTTCATATAAATTAATAATTTCACTCATAATTGAATTCAACCTTAACATTATATCATAAGAAGAATATATAATTTCTTTTTTAGATAAATTATTAACTATTTCATCTATTTCTACATTACCCGTTTCTTTAATATTTTGCCTACAATTAGGACAATCAATTGAATTTTTATTTTCTGATTTGATTGTATATTCTAAATATTCTTTTAAACAATCTATACAAAATTCATGATTACATTCAATGCTTACTTTTTCATTTGATATTTGTTCTATACAAATAGAACAAGTCGTCATTATAAATTTGTTTTATTAATATAATAATAATAATAAATCAAATTTTTTAATTAAGTTTAAAGTTTTATTATAATAAATTAAATATATATTAAATATATATAATGAAATATAGTGATAATCCGTTAGTTGAAACATATGAAGATTTTTTATCTGAAGAAGAATGTCAACATTTTATTGATATTTCTAAAGATGATTTAAAGCGAGCATTAGTTAGTGATAATAGTAATGGATATATATCAGCCGCGAGAACGGGTTCTAATACATGGATTAAACACGATTTTGATGATATAACAAAAAGTGTTGGAGAAAGAATCTCAAAAATTGTAGGAATACCATTAGAAAATGCCGAATTATATCAAATTATACATTATGATAAAACACAAGAATACAAAAATCATTATGATAGCTGGGAGCACAATGAATCTGAAAAAACATTAAGATGTATGAAATATGGTGGCGCAAGATTAATGACAGCATTATGTTATTTAAATACA